GGTAAAGGAAAACCCCTCGGCTAGAAAGATAGAACCGAGGGGTAAACCCGTAGCTTGGCGAAGTGCTTAGCGCTTTTCCTCCGGCTTGGTTTCACGGGTTTCCTTGGCTGGCCCGTCAAATGAAGCTGAGCGCTTCGGAGCGTCAAGGCCAACGATTGCGTCTGCGAACTTGTCTGCGTACTCGTGAATGATGCCCGATTCAGGGTTTCCGGCGACCTCTAGGATTGCCTTCTTGATTTCGTCCTTAGTTGCCACTTTAGATCCTGTCCATTAGTAGTTTGAGTTTCTTCTTCTTGAGTTCAAGCATAGCCTCTGAGTTATCCTCAACTGGCTCTTCCTCTAGCTCAACTTCTGGCTCAATAATCTTGTCCTTCGGGGTGAGGGCGTCGATAACCGAGTTGAGTAGGGTGCTTTCCGACTCTGATAGGTCAGAACCGATTTCAAGCTTGATGATGGCGTCGGCTAGTGCGTCAGCGTCTACACCAGAGCGCTCTGCGGAGAGCTCGAAGGTGCGAACCTGAGTGCTGCCAGTAGTGCCAGTGTATGCAGGCCAAGCAACGAGGCTGACCTCGTGCAAACGGACCGAGTTGAGGGTTCTCTCGCTACCGTCGGCGCTCCAAGAGTCGCCACCTGACGGAACTGAGAAGCCGAAGCTCATGCTGTCAACATCGCCACGGCGTAGTAGCTCTGCTACGTCACGACCACGAGAGGTGTTAGGGAGGATGCCGTCGACACGCAGGCCGTGTGCGTCCTCACGTAGAGTCATAGTGCCTGCTCTTGTGGAGCCTAGGATTTCGCCTGCATCGTGGTTCCAGAGGAACTTGATGTCGTTGCGGGCACGTAGCGACTTACGGAAAGCCCCTGGTGCAATGCGCTCGGTGAATGGTAGTGGCTCTGATGGACTGTTCCATACAGCTGCATAACCAGTAAAGCGCATGCCTTCTGATTCTTCCCGCACCTCAAACTTAGTTTGGTTAGTGCGAGTCTCTATCTTGGACAATGCTTCGCCTTTCGCTCGGCCTTCGTTCTCTGCTTCAATTCTACTAACTACACCTTCAGCATAGGTCAAAGCACGTTGAGCAGCTCGCTTTGAAGGGCCTGAGCCCCATAGCAAGTGCGCAACTACACCAGCACTAGGATAATCAGCGGAATCAGGTCTAGCGGCGGGCGAATCCAGATCCACAAGGTGACGAGCAATCCAAGCCCGAATCCGAACCCACTTATCAGCGGTGACATTGCCTGCCGCCATCGCCCGAGCTTCACGGACAGTTCTCTCAACCAATCCATCGCCAGCCAATCCCTCTTCGTAGTAGCGCAAGCCCTGTCGTGCAGCGGCTCGCATGTAGGCTGGTGGAGTTAGGTTTACTTCACGAACTTCTAGCGAGTTTTCCTCGTAATCTTCATCATCATCCTCGTCCTCTGGCTCATCTGTTGGCTCAGGCAACGGGTCAATCTGGGTCAAGGTTGAAAACTTGTGTGCAACATAAACGTCGGTGTCTCTCCAGCCGTCGTTGTAGCGCTCGTACACCTGAATAAGTGCAGCTGGGTCGGCAGGAGTGCCGTTGACCGATACAGAGCTGTTAGGGACGTTGATACGGCCGTCCTCGACTATCTCCTTGATTTCGCCACGTGCACGTCCACCAGAAGAGTCCCATGAGACGTAGTCGCCTGTACGTAGCGTTCCTGGCATTGCCCTGAATGCTTGTGCTGAAATCTGTACGTTATCGCTCATTAGATTGGTTGCCTCATCCAGCTAATCACATGCCCAGTCTTGTTACTGACTGCATAGAGTTGCTCTAGTGGGTTTAGTGTGAACTGGTAGCTCTGCTCCTTGAGAAGCAACAGTCCAGAGGTAACAGTGACATCAGCGCCACCTAGGTAAACGTTCGTGGCGTTGTCGTTGTTGTGAATGGTAATGCGAGACGGCTGATTGTGAACACCGTCGATAGGCGTCGCAGTCAGTCCTACGCTCGTCCAACCATTACTGATCAACAGGAGCCTCCGGCTGTAGCTGGACCGAATCCTTACCAGTGTGCTCGATAGCAGGCAGTCCTAGCTTGCTCATGACGTCTGATGGGTCGAATCCAACCTGAATCAAGCGCTGAGCCATGTCGACACGCTCCATCTGGGCTGATAGGTCAGCGGCAGCAATGTTGACGTTCGCTAGTGGGACACGAACGGTGTCAGCCGATGCGTCGTTGATTGGGGTTAGGTCCTCTAGGCGTCGCACGTCGTTGATTGACAGGAAGCCTGACTGAAGGCCAGTGCTGTAAGCGGTCATGCGGGAGTTGATGTCTGCACGTAGCAGGCCGTCAAGGTTGAACTTGATGAATGCAGTCTCTCCGCCTTGGTAGCGAGACATGAGTGGGCTGAGTGCGCCCTCAATCTTCTGGACGATTGGACGGAGGCAGTGAGTAACCCAAGCGAGGTTGTTCTGCTCGACCGAAGCGTAGCTTGTGGTTCCAGGTAGACCTAGTAGGTGAGGAGGCACGTTGAACGCACGGGCTACGTCCTCTACAGCCATACGGCGTGAGTCTAGGAACTGAGCCTGATCGTTAGGCACGTTGGTCGGCTTGTACTGAGCTCCACCGGATAGTACGGCGGTCTTGTGTGCTCGCTGCCATCCACGGTGACGGCTGTCGAAAGCGTCCTGTAGGGCCTTGGCTTGCTCGGCAGTTAGGTTTCCTGGCACTTCTAGGACACCGCTGGTCTGAGTACCTGAACCGAAGAATTTAGCTGCGTAGTTTTCTAGCGCTGTTGCTAGACCGAGGTTCTCCTTGAGCGCCTCTACACGGCTTACGCCACGAATAGAGCCTGGACGAACGAGGTCTGGGATAAAGATGACCTCTTCGGTCGTTAGTGGCCTCTCCTCGCCTCTCACGATGAACTGGACACGTCCTAGTCCGTTCCTGCGGATGTCTACGTCCATAGGGTTGAGGACAACTAGGTTGACGACCTCGCCCTGTGGGTTTGAGTAGACACGAATAAATCCGTTACCGTCGAGAAGTAGTGACACGATGACGGAACCATAGAAGGCTTCCTTCGTGGTATCGACATCTGGCTTTGTTACCCATTGTGGGCGTGGACGGAACGGATACCTAGCGCCGTCTCTGCGGATGTAGGAATCTACAGGCAGGGTGGCGATTGTGTCCGAAATAAGGGACACGGCTGAAAAGACTGCGTTGATTTGTAGGGCAGTTGTGCTGTCAACGTGTGTGCCAGCGTTAGTGCCGATGTCTAGGAAGTCGCCGGAGCCCCAGACTGTCTGGAAGCTAACAGCTCGCTCCTCACGACCTAGAAGTTTGTCAAAGAAACCCAAAATAACCGCCTATACAAAAACTTGTGGCACTACCTCTTCCATTCTACCTACGGTTGCCCTGTCGTAAGCGATAATGAAAGCGATAGCGTTGTCGATCTTCTTTTTGGAGTTGGAATGCTCCTTGGTCACACGTTGGCCTCGGTGATCAGTCTTGATTACGCAGTTCTCGATGTGCCGAGAGAGCGCTGGGTTGCCGTCATGGACTAATTTAGCCTCTACAACGGCGTCAAACACCTTCTGAGTGGCTGGAATCATCAAATTGAGCAGGTTTGTCTTGTATTCGACGATTGGAAGCCCCAGTTCGTCGAGTTCTTGCATCATTGCAGCCCATCGGTAAGGGTCACAAGCGATTTCACGGACTCTTGGGTATTCCTGCACGTAGTCGATGATTGTCTGCTTCACCTCGTCCATCGGGACACGCCATGAGTCGTCATCCACGCCAAAGTTCTTTTCCCAAGTGCGTATGAGCTTGACTTTAGGCAATTCGTCGCCTTGCGGGATGGTGCAGACGACTAAAGCTGTAGAGTCGGAGGCATAAGAGCCGTCAAAGCCCAAAACATAGTCCTCATCGGTCTGAATCTCGACTTCTGCGCCTAATTTGTCCCATGCGCCCGCTGGAAGCCATGCAGATTGCGATGAAACCCACTGATTACAGCGTTTTGTACGAAATTCGGACTCTGGGGTACGCAAAACGGCTGATTCAAAGTCAGATTTGGCACAAATGTCGTCAAAACCAGGGTTTGAGACACGCCAAGTCTCTTCTAGGCGGTGATCGGCGTCTTGTGGGGCCTCCCACCAGCTCATAAAGAAGGTTGGGTCGACAACTTCGCCTCTAACTATCTTTTGACCGTACTGGTAGGACTCGTAAGCGATTGTGTCCTTGCCTGTACGTGCTTCTGTCTTGACACCAGCGGTTGTAATAGCAATCATCGTCGCTGATTTGCCTCGAGCGCCCTGAGCAAGCGACATAACGTCCCAAAGGTCACGTGAGGGCTGGGCATGGAGCTCATCGAAGAGCACTAGCGTCGGGCTCAAGCCTTCATGTCGGGGCGCATCGGCTGATAGAACACGGTAAACGTTGTTGGTTGCTGGGACGAGGATAGTGTCTCGGTAGATCTTGACGTGCTCGGCTAGTTCGGATGCAGCAATCATGCGCTTTGTATCTTCAAAGACGATACGTGCCTGCATCTTGTCGGCAGCAACCGAATAGATTTCTGCACCTTGGGTCTTGACGTCTAGCAGGCCGAAGGCAGCAATGATGGAACCTAGCGCCGATTTTCCTGATTTACGTGGCATGCCTATCAACGAGATGCGGTGTGATAGCCCGCCGTCCTCGTCACGAGCGAATACGTGCCTTAGTAGCTCCTTCTGCCACTCTCGCAGTACAAGCTTCGTACCTGAGCGTCCGGCAACTGAGTCTTTAGTGATTGTCGCAAACGCATCTGCGAAGCGAATGAGGAAGTCACCGTCGCCTCGGTCACGAGATTCTTCAGGGACGGGTGTAAGCCATGCAGGAGGCCACATTTATTGTCTCTCTGCCATCAAACTTTCGTAAGCCGACTTTGCTTTTATCTCTGCAAGCCCGAGACGAGCCCTTGAGTCAACAGTCATACCTAACTTGCCTAGGTTGCTAACTATTTCCTTCTCAAGTTCTAGGAGTTGGCGCATCACGTGGAAGTCTGTCTTGTTTTCTTGCCAGATGCTCTCGAGCTCAGTCTGTCGGTCGAGCTGCTTGCAGGCGATGAGCAGTAGCTCTACGT